CGTGTCGTATTTCCTGTAGTCCATAACAACATCATGGTGGACGCTACAGGTAGAGCACTAGGAAAAAAGTTACCTAAGTGGAAAAGATATGGAAAAAATCCCTTGCCTTATGTGCATGGATGTGGTACAACGGCAGTAGTCGTTGAGGACTGTGTGAGTGCAGCTATTGTAGGTGCGACAGGCGGTTCTGGATGCTCGGAGAGTGGCGTATATGTCGGGGTAGCAGTGTTGGGTACGTCACTCTCTGAGGTACATAAGAGGTACTTATCACAGTTCGATACGATTATTATTGCACTTGACCCCGATGCATTACCAAAGACGCTGCAATTTGCAAAAGAGTTACGTGGGTATGCCAACAAGGTAAAAGTATTACGCTTGACGGATGACCTAAAATATCGTAATCCTACCGACATAGAAAACTTAAACACACTAGGAGAAACATAAATGGAATTATCATTAATACGAAGTCTGATGGACAGAGAGTTCTACGATGACCATCGTGGTGCTAAATGCCCTGACAGATTATTCAGTAAAGATGTGCGTAAGATCAAGCAAGCTATCGACAAGGCTATGGATCGTTATGAGCGTACAGTTACACCAGATGAGATTGAGGCATTGTTCATGTCAAACAATCCCACACTTACAACGGCACAGAAACAAGCGTATGGTTCTTTGTTCAACCAGATCAAACGTGAGTCACCTATGGGTGGTGACGTAGCACAAGAGGTGTTATCCAAACTGTTCCAACAGGTAGTGGGTGAGGACATTGCTAACCTTGGCTTTGACTACGTGAACGGTGACAGGAATAGCCTTGAACCATTACGTGATTTGCTAGAGCGTTATGCAGATGACTTCACACCTGACCTACGTATTGAGTGGGATGACATTGAGATTGACACGTTGCTTAACATGAATGACTTGGAATCACAGTGGACGTTTAACATCCCTAGCTTGACACGTAAGGTAGAGGGCGTAAATGCAGGACACCTGATTGAGATAGGTGCTAGACCTAACACAGGTAAAACCTCATTCCACGCCTCTCTCATTGCCTCTCCCAATGGGTTCGCCCATCAGGGTGCAAAGTGTGTTATACTATGTAATGAGGAAGCCTCTCACCGTGTTGGTGCTAGGTATCTGACAGCAGCTACAGGTATGACAATGCAAGAAGTCAAGAACAATCCTGCCAGAGCACGTGACGTTTATGATGCGGTCAAGAAGAACATCAAGATCAAGGACGCATCTGATCGTGACATGGCATGGGTAGAGTCAGTCTGCAAGTCATACAAACCTGACATTGTGGTGCTTGATATGGGTGACAAGTTCGCCAGAACAGGTGGCTTTGCCAGACCTGATGAAGCACTGAAAGCTAATGCTATCTATGCCAGACAGATTGCCAAGTCACACAACTGTGCTATCTTCTACATGTCTCAGTTATCTGCTGACGCAGAGGGCAAGGTGTTACTCAACCAGAGCATGATGGAGGGTTCACGTACTGGTAAGGCAGCAGAGGCTGACCTCATGGTATTGATTGCCAAGAACCCAGTGGTTGACGGTCAAGAGGAAGAGGACACACAACGTCACTTGAATGTTGTGAAGAACAAACTAAGTGGATGGCATGGTGTTGTTCATTGCGAATTGGAATACAAGACAGCGAGGTACATGGTATGATAGACGTAACATTAATTGACAGCATGGGCAGTGATCTTACTGTAGTAAACTCTGCTCGTGTTAGCTTTAACAAGAAGAGTGAGTGGGATAGTGACAACACACTTACTGTGAATGACAGTATACTTATATCATATCTTGCACGTAACAGACACATGTCACCATTTGGACATTGCTTTGCTACGTTTCATGTCAAAGCCCCTGTGTTTATTGCGAGACAGCTAGTCAAGCACAAGTTCCTACGATGGAATGAGATAAGCCGTAGGTATGTAGATGAAAAGCCTACGTTTCATACTCCAAATACATGGAGAGGACGTGCAGACGATAAGAAACAGGGCAGTAGCGGTGAGGTTTCTATATCCTATCGTATGATTAGTACACTTGCAAAGCATGAGGTGTGGTGTAATAAAGCATATAATGATTTACTTGAGCAAGGTGTAGCACCAGAACAAGCACGTATGGTATTGCCACAGAGCACCATGACAGAGTGGTACTGGTCTGGTAGCTTAGATGCTTGGTCAGATATGTGCAGATTACGACAGAGTGAAGACGCACAGGAAGAAGCACGTTTAGTTGCTAACTCAATTAGCATGGACATGAGTACACTATACCCAGATTCATGGGCAGCATTACAGGCGTACAACCGATGAGTGAGCAATACTGTACAACAAAAGGATTAGGATGGGCGTTCCTAGTGTGTGTGTTTTTTATACTAGGTGTGCCTATGGGTATGTGGTTAGCACTAGAAGGTGCATCATGGTATAAAATATTTAGCATGATGAACCCAATGTTTTAGGAGACAGATATGAGAAGATACAGAGAGGTAGAGTGTCCTTTGTGTGAGGAATACTTTGATACAACTAAGCACACATCTTGCCCAAAAGAAACATGTAAATCTGTTCAAGATGGGTGGGAAGATGAAACGTCTACACAAATACAACAGACAAGTAGAGGATTTAACAGATGACACCAAGAGAAGCCGCACAAAAGGAAGCAGAAACGACCTTTGACAATTTTATTATATGGACAAAGAAAGCTCTATGGTGGATCGCAGCTTGTTTTATATTACTAGCCATGTGTAACTTTGGAGTTGAGGACGGTAAAAATAAAACAGGATCACAGTACAATGGTGATGTGTATGCACCTATGAACGTAGGAGATGGCTAATGTTTACAGTAGAATTTGAAAAGGATGCCTCAGTAGTTACATCACTAGATGAAACGAACAGGTTTGAAGATGTCGAGATGGTAATCAGTGACGATGACACTGTTTATTTAAGACAGTACGAAAACAGTTTAAACGAACACCAGATTATTTACATATCATATCAACAATTGCTAGACCTTGTTACCTCTTTGAATAGTACAGAGGGAGCGTTCTATGCAAAGCTAAGAGGAGGCACACTACATGACACATAAGGATATATTTGACGAGATAAGACTTAACACGTTTGTTAAACGATTAGGACTGAGCATTGATGAAGTCGAACATGCATTAAGTTTGTATGCACACAATAAAAAGTTTGACAAAGACCTTGATGCGCATTATAACGTAGATGATGACGTAATAGACGATGACTGGGATGAGTGGCATCCCAACGACTTATAGGAGAATAAATGAAACTAACACTCGACATAGAAAACACTGTAACCAAACGAAATGACAAGCTACACCTTGATCCTTTCGAGCCAGACAATACATTGGTTATGGTGGGTATGCTAGATGATCTTGGACACGAGGACATTGTAACATTCGATCACTCAGAGCAACAACCTACCACAGAGGGGAGGTCTATAGTTCAACGCAAACTGGACGAGACTTCCCTTCTCATTATGCACAATGCATCACACGACTTGATGTGGCTATGGGAGTCAGGGTTCACCTACGAGGGTGCAATCTTTGACACCATGCTAGGTGAGTACATACTACAGCGTGGACAGAAAGAACCACTGTCTCTTGAGGCTTGCGCTGAGAGGTATAACCTTGACACAAAGAAACAGGACAGCCTGAAAGAGTGGCTCAAGGCAGGTAAGTCTGTCCGTGACATGGATCACACTGTGTTATCTGACTACCTGTCTGCTGACCTACATGCTACACAGCAATTGTACAATCGTTTGCGGAAACAGTACGAGGAGTGTAGCTCACTGGAAGGAACAATTAAGTTGACCAATCAACTGGCAGTACACCTTGCACGTATATATCAACGTGGGTTTGCTGTTGACTTGGACGCTTTGGAAGAGGTGCGTAAAGAGTTTGAACAGGAACGTGACACATTGACACGTGAACTAGAAGAACATGTACGTGAACTGATGGGTGACAGACCTATCAATCTTAATAGTCCAGAGCAATTATCTTGGGTTATCTACAGCAAGAAACCTAAAGACAAAAAGGTATGGGCAGATTTATTTGATCCTTACATGCCTGACGCAGACTACCGTTCAACGGTACACAACAACTCAGAGAAGTTGTATAAACAAAAGGCCAAGCAATGCCAGTCCTGTAGTGGTACTGGTTATACTTATAAAATTAGAAAGGACGGTACACGCTATGCTAAACCCAATAAATGTATTTCTTGTAATGCTACTGGTTATAGCTTTATGGACATCCATGCCTCAGTTGCAGGGTTAAAGTTTAATGCCCCAACTGCAAAATGGATTTCAGCTAACGGTTTCGCCACAAGCAAGGACAGACTTGTATACCTTGAAGGTGTGGCTAGACAACGTGATATGCAGAACGCAGTGCAATTCCTACAGCGAGTGCGTAGGTTGTCTGCTGTTGACACATATCTCTCAAGCTTTGTGGAAGGTATCCACAATTATGTAAAACAAGATGGTAAGCTGCACGTCAGCTTGCTGCAACACAGGACAGCTACTGGCAGATTGTCAGGGGCTAATCCTAACATGCAGAATATGCCTCGTGGGGGTACGTTCCCAGTCAAGCGAGTATTCAAGTCACGGTGGGATGGCGGCAAGATAATGGAAGCTGACTTTGCTCAGTTAGAATTTCGTGTTGCTGCGTTCCTATCTCAGGACAAGACAGCTATTGACGAGGTGACTACTGGCTTTGACGTACACAGTTATACCGCAAAGGTTATATCTGATGCAGGTCAAAACATTTCCAGACAGGACGCAAAGTCACATACCTTTGCCCCTCTGTATGGTGCTAGTGGATTTGGACGCACCCCTGCTGAAGCTGCGTACTATGAACAGTTTACTAAGAAGTATTCTGGCATAGCTAGATGGCACAAAGAATTGGCACGTGAAGCATTGGGTACAGGTAAGATAACGACACCATCAGGACGTGAGTTCTCATTTCCAGATGTGGTACGTAGATCAAATGGTAGTGTGACATATTTCACACAGATCAAAAACTTCCCTGTGCAATCCTTTGCCACTGCTGACATCGTACCTATATCACTGATATACATTGATCAGTTGTTAGGTATCAATCAAATGCAATCATGCATAGTCAATACAGTACACGATTCTATCGTGATTGATGTGCATCCAAACGAGAAGGAGAAAGTATTAAGAGTAATAAAAGCTGCCAATGACTCACTGATTACTATAGTAAATCGTAAGTGGAATATCGACTTCAACTTACCATTATTATTAGAAGCAAAAATAGGTGATAATTGGCTTGACACAGTAGACGTGTCGTGATATAACTAAGATTCGTTTTAACAGAAAAGGAGAATACATGAACCAAGTATCAACAATAAACACAGGAAACTTTAACGCAATGGCTGAAGCAATGGG